TCTCGAGGCGATCGAGCCCTTCCTCATGGCTCTCCGCGGGGAACTCGTCGCCCGGCTCATAGTCGAGAAGCTGCGAGCGGTGCGTGTGGCGCTGGATCCGCAAGGTCGCGCCGACGGTCCCGGTGCTCGTCTTGGTGATCGAGCCGACGTCGCCGCCGCCGCCGCTCACAATATAGTCGGCGCCGAGCGTGAGCACGTGGTTGTTGACGTCGCTCGTCCCGTCGATCCGGGTAACGATCAGCTCGTCAGTGTCGAAGAACTGGAACGGAACCGCGTGGATTAGAGTTGCGCCGTCCTCGATATATTCGACGCGCGGCGTGGCTGTGCCTACCGTCATTTATCGGTGCCCCCCCAGGCTGTTGTACCTCGGAGCCCGTTTCGGCGACGTCTCGCCGGGCTCCCACCAAAACTCTTGCCCTTGTTGCTTTACTCTCCGCTGTGTCGCCCGCCACGACCTTGCGTAATCGGGATCGATCTCCTTCTGCATTTGATCCGCTACAAGCCGCTCAAATGCAACCCTCGACCACCAAATCGAATTGCCCGGCGCTTCCTGCTTGAACGCCTTAACGAGATCGCGGCCAGGGTGAGCCTTTTTGTCGCCGAGCCCGGCGCGGATCAGCGAGAAGCCGGCGCCGCCGATATTGGCGGCCGAGCTCGCCAGCGGCCCCGCGGCCGTTTCGCCGGGACCGCCGCCGAAGCGGTTTTCCGTCGAGCCGAGAAAGTCGCCGTAAATGCCCCAACCGCCGCCCTGCAGCGTCGCCTTGCCCCAAAACTCGGCGTGCTTGATCACTGGATCCTTGCCCGTCGGGACCGGCTGCGGATCCTCGCCCTTCGACAGCGCTTTCAATTCCATCGCCGCAGCGCCGCCGAGCGTGGTCAGGATGAAGAAGGCGGCCGCATAAGCGGCCATGCCGCCCGTCGAGCGCTCGAGCATCCGGCGGCCGTGCGTCATGAGCAGCGTGATCCCGAAGGTTTTGAACAGCAGAGCCGAGCGCGCCATTTCGCCCCAAAAGGTGCCCTTTGGAGCGATGCTGTTCATGAGCGCGCGGGTGCGAAGATCGGCCGCCGGCACGGCGTAATCGGTTTCCGTCTGGATCATCTGCAGCAGCCGATCGCCGGCGAGCTGATCTTCGACGTTCTGCGGCAGCAGCCACGCCGCTCCGCGATGCTCCTCGAGCGGCGCCTTGCGGATAATGTCCCATGTGTCGGCGCCGATCCCGTGCCGCTGCATTGACCGCTGCAGCGCCGGGTTGAGCTCGTCGAAGCGCTTTCCGACTTGGTTCGTCAGGTGCGACAGGAACTCCATCCCGAACGCCCATCGTCCCGCCTGGGTGTAGGCGGCGAGGCCCGAGACGCGGAGCGTCCCCTCGGCCAAGCGGCGTGCGACCTCGCCGGTCAGCTCCTCATTCAAGATGCGGTGCTGCGCTGCGGTCATGCGCGACCATTCCTCCGCGATCAGCCCGGCGCGCACCGCGAGCCGCCGGTCCTCGTCGGACAGCGGGTTAAGGTGCTTCAGATAGCCGCCGAACATTTTCCACGCCGGGAGCCCGTTGAACTTGCGGGTGACTGCCCCGAACGCCGGATCCGTCGGCAAGGCCGAGAGGATCGCCGAGCCGAGCTTGGCCGACGTCTCGATCGCGCGGATCGTTCCAAAGCCGAGCGCGATCCGATCGCTCTCCGGGCGGCCGAGCTCGCCGGTAATCTGCTTGTAGAGCCGCTCGATCTTGGGCGCGTGCGCCTTTGCCCGGTCGATCGCCTTGCCGCCCGGCGACGTGTCGAGCTCGGCCGACTTGCGGATCGTGTCCTGCAGCCAGCGCACCGTCGCCTTGGGGTTCGGGCCAAGGATCTCCATCAAGGCGATATCCCGGCTCATCGCCTCGATATGCCCCATCATCGCGTCGAACGGCGTCCCGGCGCCGAACTGGCGCTGATAGGTCAGCCACGATTCGGCGTCGCGGAAATGCAGGAAGCGGTGCTCGGCGTGCTGGTTGGCGAGCATCTTTCGGCCGTTGCTTGCGCCCGGCGTGATCGAGCTCCATCCATCCGTGCGGATCTTCTCGAAGGCGTCGCGGAGCGCGATCTCGAGCGCGGCGTCGGTCATTGGCTCGCCGGTCAGCCGATCGATCATTCGGCCGCGATCGAGCAGCGGCACGATGAAATTGCGCCACTGATCGAAACCGGCGGCGCGGAGCAGCCTCGAGCTGTGGCTCTGCGGCAATCCCCAATTGTCGAGCTTGCCGATCTGCCCGCCGGCTTCGTTGAAGCGGGCGCGGAGATACTCGGCCGCGCGGCTCCAAGCGTCGGCGAGCTCGCGCGCATATTCGTTGCGGCTCGAGCCGGGGTTGAACAGCTCGCGCACGATATCCTCGAGCTGCGCCAGGTTGCGGATCTTGCCGATCACGTTGCGGTGATGATCGGCGAGGATATCGGCGATCATCGCGTGCGCGCGGCCCTTGATCGCGTGCATCCTCGCCCAAACCGTATCGTTGTGCCCGGAGCGGCCGTCGAAGCCGAACAGCGCTTCGGCGCCGCGCGGATCGAGCGGACCCTTGCCGGCGGGATCGCCGCCGTTGAACGTCCGCATCTTCTCGATCGCGCGCTGTTGCGCCTTGATCTGGCGGATCGTGTTCGCCTTCTTGTGCGCTGCGGCCGCCTCGAGGCGCTCGATCGTCTTTTGCGAGGCGAGCGCCGCGGCCGTCTCGGGATCGTGCGATCGCTCGTAGAAGCGCCGGAGCTCGGCGTAGAGCTCGCGCGCCTCCTTCGATCGGCCGACGTCGATCTCGCCCTTGCGCTCGAGATCCGGCAGACAGCGATCGAGGCTCATAGACAATCCTTCATGGCTTTGATCGCCTTGTCGTCGTCCTCGAGATCGGCGAGGAGATCGGCGGCCGAGATCTCGCCGCCTTCCTCATCGAGCCGGAACGACGGCTGATCGGCATTGTCGAACAGGCCGAGCCCCATCGTGCCGAGCTGCTCCTCGCTCGAGCGTAGCGGAGCGGCCGCCCCGAGCTCGGTAAGCTGGCGGTTCGTCTCGGCGATCGCCGGATCGGTTTGCGCGCCGAGATCCAGCGCGCGATCGTCGTTCGCCATAACCGGCTGCAGCGCCAGCTTGGGATTGAGCTCGCCGTCGCGCTCGAGAGCGTAGCCGGCGCCATATTGCCGATCCCACTTGCCGCTGTCCCAACCAAGGCCGGCGGCGCTCGACCGATCGGGCCGCGGTTCGCCAAGCCACCCCCTCTTGAAGCCGTCTGTCCAATCGCGCGCGTTGGCTTCGTTCTTTAGGGAATTGCCGCTTCCATGCGGCGCCTTCTTCGCCTTGGCGAGAGCCGTCGCGGCGAGCGCGTCGAATTGCTCCGGGGTTACTCCCGCCGGGAGCTCCCCCGACACGTCGGCCGACGGTGCCTTGTCGAGCTCGCCGAGCGCTTCGCGCACGCCGATCGTGCGCTCGTTGCCGAGCACGCGTATCTCGCGCGGCTTACCCGTCGCTGCCGCGTAATAGGCTTCGATATAGCCTTGCCGGGGATTGTAGCCGTTCGGCTGAAACCGATCGGCGCCGGCGAGGGCGCGCTCCGCTTCGCTCCGTAGCTTGGAGAGATCGCCCGCCTTGCCGTCGATCCAGCCACGGACCATCGCCTCGGCGACCCCGCTCTCGCGGTGCGGCATGTCCTCCTTGCCGCGCGCGGTCATGGACGCGACAGCGTCCTTGAACGGCTTGCTTTTCCAGACGTCGGCGAATTGCTCGGGTGAAACGTCGGTGCTTGCCACGACGGCCGACGCAGCCTCCGGCTCGAGGTAGCGGGTGAGCGCCTCGGCCATGTGGATGCGATCGATCCGCTCGGACCCCGCAAGATGCGCGATCGCCGCCGCGCGGATCATAAGGGCCGGGTTTTTGCCGACAAGGAAAGGGTGCTCTTTCGTCACCGCCGCAAGCAGGGCTTCCGCTTCGGCCGTCGGCTTTTGCGAAAGGATCGGCGAAAGGTCAGCACCATAAGCCCGGCTGATCTCGCCCTCGCGATCGGCCGCCGTCGACGGCCGCGGATCCGTCGCGCCGTGATACTTCACGCCTTCCTCCGTGAACTGAAACCAAACCTCTTGCTCGCCGGCGCCGGCCTTCGCCCTGGCTCCGCTCTTGCGGTACGCGTGGACGTATTCCACTTCCGGGTGCTCGGCGTGGAGCTTGGCAAACAGCTTGCGGATCTCGGCGGCGCCGAGCTCGGCGCTATCGTTGACGTCGCCGATGTTGAAGCCCTCGATCGTGTCTCCGTCGAGCGTGTAATTGCCGCCGACTGCGGTCCCGTCCTCGGCGACGTAGCGGAAGCGGTGATAACCGGGCTCATCGCCGGCGAACGGCTCGATCGTGCGGAGCTCGCCGGGCTTTGCCTTCTCGAGCTCGGCCGACGCCGCCTTGATCTTCTCGCGCCGGGCGGCGCGCGTTTCGACGTCGGCTTTGAGAT